ATTGTTGTACTCGGCCGTCTGGTACTGGGTCAGCTCACGGGCTTTTTCCTCACCGACCTGTTTCTTGTACTCCTCGAACTGGGTGAACAGCTCGCGCTGCTCGGCGATGAATTTCTTGTATTCTTCCACTGCCTCGCGCTGGCGGAAATTGCCGCCCTCGATGTCGCGGGCTGCCTCTATACGGCGCTGTACACCCTCTCCCAGCTTCCGCTCCTGCGCCCGCCTCTTCAGCTCATCGTAGCGGTCGTTGATGCGATCCAGTTCGTTTTCTTCCCGTGCCAGGCCACTGCGACGCGCTGCTTCTTCAGCCTTCAGCAAGTCCTCGAGAAAATCCTTGCGCTTCTTGGCGAGGTCCTCGAGGTCTTTCAGCGCTTTGCTGCCCGTAATCGCCTCCAGCTCCTTCTCCAGCCTTTCGATGATCTTCGTGTGCTCCTGGTACTCCTTGCGGGTGGCACTGAGGGCATCACGGCGCTCCTTGGCCGCTTTGATTTCCTGCTCGATCAGCTCGACCGTGCGGCGGATCGTCCCAGCATGCGCGTCTCCACTTGCGGTAAGCCCTGATGTACCCTCCATCAACTCCTCGGTGATCTTCTGCTGCTCTTTCAGGGCCTTCCTCAACTCGTTCAGTTTGACTTCTTTCTGGAACTTATTACCGGCGATACCCAGCTTTTCAGCAGAAGAGAAGTCGTCACTGCCCAGGCGGCGTTTCAGTTCCTGGATTGCTTCATCTGTGGCCTTGATCTGTTGTTTCAGGGCCAGCTCCTGTTTGATACTGGCCTGGATGGCCTCCTGGCTGTTTTCCAGCTCGATCTTGCGACGCAGGCTTTCCAGGTATTTGTCCAGGTTGGACTTCAGGTTCTCATAGGACAATGCCTTTGCATCGATGCCACGGACGATATCCGGGTCGATCTCACGCAGCTTCTGGTAGATATCGAGGCGCTGTTGCTCGGTAACATTACCCTTCTTCAGTGTCTCCACATAAGCCAGGATCTTGACCTTCTGCTCTTCATACTTCTCCGTCACCTTGGCCTGCGCTTCATTGAGCAGCTCGGTGGACTTCTTCACCTTGGAAGTCTCACGGCCGAAGATCACAAAGGCTGATATCAATGCTGCCACGCCGGTGGCCACCGCCACGAATGGGTTTTTCAGCATCGTGGCATTGAGCAGCCTCATCGCACGCTCACTGAGCAGCATCGCCTGGTAACGCAGTGTTTCTGCAATCGTGTAGCCCTTGGCCAGCGTGGTGGAAACGGCAGTAGCCACGTTGGTGGCGATGATAGCGGCCCGGTAGCTGCCGTAGGTGATCACCAGCAGCTTGAGGATGTCGAGGACAGTCTCGTAGTTCTCCACGAGCTCGGTCGCCGCGCTGATGGCACTGGAGAACAGTCCTTCATTGCTCTTGCCGATATCATTGAGCATCTGTGCCCACGCATCCTGCAGGTTGCTGATCTGGCCGGTGAGCGTCTTGCTCTGCTCGGCCATGAGGTTGAAGAACATGCCGCCTTCGCTGGTCAGGCTCCTGAAGGCTTTCTCCACTTCAGGGAACCCGATCTTACCGGCTTCCACCAGCTTGTTAACTTCTTTTTCGGTTACATTGAACTGCTTTGCCAGCTCCTTGATGATGGGAATACCGCGCTGGGTGAACTGGCGGATATCCTGGGCATAAGCGCGGCCCTGCACGCGCAGGGTACCGTAGACATAGACGATATCATTGAGCGGTGCTCCTACACCCGAAGCTATGTCACCCAGTCGCCGAAGGTTCTCGGTAATTTCTTCTGCAGCGAACCCATAGGCCAGCAATTGCTTGGCGCCAGCGCCGACATCTTCGAGGCCGAAAGGAGTTGTTGCCGCCAGTTCCGCCGCCTGCGCCATCAACTTGTCGGCTTTCTCTTTGCTTCCGAGCATCGTGGTGAAGGCTACTTCCAGCTGCTGGAACTCGCCGCGGACCTTCACGATATCACTGATGAAGCTGGTGGCTGTAGTTAATGAAACATATGCAGCAATACCCTGGGCGGTCCGACGCAACAAATTATCGACTGCCCTGGCTTCTTCCTCGGCAGCCTTAGTAAGGCCTTGAAGCCGTTGTTCTATCTTTCTGATTGCCTCTTGCAGATCAGTCATATCGGCTTCAAACACAAACGATATAGGCTGCCCATTTACGTGCACTGCCATGGTTAATGAATTTTAGATGGTTTTCTGTTTAAGTTCAATTCTCTTCATAGCAGCTGTCAGGGACGCCGCTGTTTGCTGCGCGCTGCTGGTTATAACATCATAACCCTTACTTTCCACCGCGGCCGCATAACTCATTCCAGCTACGCCAATCAGCACATATCCGCGCGGGTGATTCTTTTTTAAATTATCGGCAGTTCGTCTGGCAAATTCCACGCCTTCAGAATTCTTCCCTTCGAAGTTCTCTGTTAGTTGTCGCCCATTCAACAGGATTATATATCCGATGCTGCTCCTTAGATTTCCTGTTTGGTCCTTGTAATTCCCATTGGCCCGGGCATGAGCGACGAACTCTTCGCCGGCGCGCTTGAGGGCTAGGAAGATTGCATCATCAACATTTTTCAACCTCTCCTGCAACATTTGCCGGATTTGCTTTGCACTGAATTTGGGAGTTATTTTGAAGGACATATTTTTAGAGTTGGCCACCTGGAGAGACAACCAGGCGAACAGAATTTTATATTTAGTTGATATTTAACTCTATTCAACAGTAGGGCTCCTACTTGAACCCAAACTATTGCCGATTACGCGATTTTGTTTTCGAATGAGGTATCTGTTGATTCACGCTACCGGTTGCAGCAGTTTTTGAATCCACAGAAGTTTTCTTCAGTAAATCCAAGAAGGATTCACCGACCTCATGTTGGACCCTTTCTGCCGCATTCCAGCCCATCATCTTGTTGATGGCTTCGAGCGCCCGGATCTTGTCGAAGAACCTTATTTTCTTGACCACGCCTACCTGAGTTCTCGATTTACCATTGCCGACCCAGAGTTCTTCCACCTCAATGCTGGCAATTGCTGCAGCGGCATCGTCATCAAGTTCATGGATCGGCTTCAGCTTGCCATTCTTATCGAAATAGGTACGGATGTCAGAAAAGGCTATTTTCCCAAATCGCTTTAGGACACTCTCCGAAGCGAGAGTAGCCTTTTCTGACAATGTTTGAGCTTGTTCCTGCAGATATTTTTGAACACTAACTTTTGCTAACAGTCGCGCCCCCTGCTCATTGGCTGTTTTAGGGCTGTAGCCTGCCCGCATTGCAGCTTGCGTTGCATTTAAATCGATCATGTATTCTTCGCAGAACCTTTTTTGCTTAAGTGATAACGGCTTGCTCATTGATTTGCAAAATTTTTTCGGTTAATTCATTCACTTTGCCCCTGAAATCATCATACAGTTGGTGCCATTGTACAACTTCCTTTATCATTTTGCTGATATTGGCTTCCTTCACCTGAAGCTCCCTGGAAAGCGCTCGTACAATGCCGCGTGTCCTTATCAAGAACTGGGCCTGCGGTTTAAATATCATTGGCCAATAAATCTGCAGCATACATGCTACAAACATTTTCCTAATGGCAGACTTTGCACGGTTGACAATAGCACCGCGATATTCTTCAGGTTCAATGTCCTGTAATAGGCAGAAGTTGGAGAAGAAAAACTCGATCTTCGACAGATCCGTTTCTTTGGGCAGAATAACCTCACTTTCCCAGGTAGAAAGGAGTTTGTGCGCCAGTTTTGGATCACGGGCCATCAGCCGCTTGCCGATGGCGTAAAACTGTTTATTGGTTAAAGTCCGCATAGCTTTTTGGTGGCACTACGGACCCGAAAGGAAGGTGCAATATAATGGCGCGAGCAGTTTATTCGTCGAATTTACTTTTCCACCGGCTGTGGAATATTTGTGAAATAATTGGGGCGAAAACATAGATTTAATTTTTTCGGCGTGTTTTCCAAATGGCTCATATTGAGGAGACCGCACTACCGATTGAACTTCGAAGTACTACACTAAAAAATGGTAACTATATACCAGCTGGGACAGGACCTTTGCGGAGGATAAAATGAACGAATGTTTGAGGCGCAAACAAATATAGGTGGCTCCATCAAAATACCGTGAAAACACCCTTTTTGAATTGCAGAAGTTTTTTTATTTATGCCAATCGAAAAAAGGGCATGGATTTACAAACGGTAAAAAATAAACTCTCCAATTTTGTTGCCAGCGTAGTGTGTTATGTATGCATGCCCCTTACTCCATTTCTTTTCGAATATTGGTACAGTCAACCGCATGGAATAAGCAAGCGATCTGTTATGATTGCGCTGGGTACCTATTCATTTAGCCTGGCATTTGGCACAAAATTTAGGGTAGTCGCAATTATACTGATACTCAATGGTTTCTTATGTGGTGGCATGTATGGTTCTGTTAAAGTTGGTGAAAACGCTGCAGCAGATTCGGCGCCCTGCATAATTTTGTTTATATTAATAGGGATTGCACTCCTTGAGTGGGCGTGGCGACATTTTTATGAGAATGAAGATTGTTGGTTCTACACCATATTCCGGAGAAACCGAGAGTAAGGATCATAAAAATTTAAAGATATGGGTACAATAGGCTATCTAATCATTTTTGCTTTGCTTGTAGTTGCTGCAGGGTACTTGCTCATTAATATGCTTTTGCAGGTTCGAGCAAAAAAACAGCTGGTGCGTATGTTGGTAGCTCATCACAAAGAGATTTTAGCTGCGTTTAACAACGATAT